TTGAGAAAAGACGTATAGAATATTATGGCTAGTAAAGCATTAATTGATGTAGCATTAAAACTTTATAAAGGGTTAGGAGGAAATCTTTCCAAGGTCCTTGGTACCCGATCCAATGTAAACTTTTTAGGAAAGGGTAAGTCTTCAGAACTAATGGTTGATATGGACATCAACGCTGATGCATTAGGTGTGTTACCAAAATCAAAAGCAGTAGAAGAATTAGATTCGGCGATGGGTTATCTAACATCGAATAAATTAAACGATATGCAAGCAAATAAATTAATTTCTAACATGCAGAAGATGAAAGATTTTTACGACCCACCTGCAGCGCCAGCAAACATCACGGACATGGTAACAGGGACCAGGGGACTTAACAAAGAAGGTTTAGAATCTTTAAGAGCTATGGCAGATGATTTGCCACCACCAGGTTCACGTGGAGGATCAGAAGATATTGCAGCTCCATTAGTTTCAGATGCTATGGAACCAACAGGTGCAGGACTTGAAGCAATTAAATCTGTACAAAACTTAGGTAAGGTTGGTGATGATATAGTAAATAATATTTATGAAATGGCAGGGGTTGCAAAAAATGCTCAACCAGTTGCAAGAGCAAACGCTAGAGATTTTTTAAACCGAGTAAAAGATTTAGAAGATCCAGAATTTCCAGGTGGTACAACTTTATCAAGTATTATGGAACCATCAGATTTTAAATTTATGACAGAAGGTGGTGGTGGAATATTCGGTGATCCATTACTAATAGTACAAAAATATTTTGGACCTAAAGTTGCATCATCTGTTGCACAACTAGATAATGCAAATGATATACAAAAGTTTGCAGAAAATTTAGTTAAGATAAAAGATGCAAAAGGTAATTCAATAACTAGTAGATACTTTGATCCTGAGTCTGTAGATGATTTTGAGTTTGCAGATGGAGGTAAAGTTCCTGCAGCTGATTCACAACTTGTAAAAGAAACAGAAGGTATAATGGGTTATCGTGGTAAAACATTAGGTGGTCAAGGAATTTTTCCAAACTTTTTAAAACACGGATACTTTATGGAAAAAAGAAACCCACGTACACTAGAAGAAACAGAAAAATTAGATACTGTAAAAGATATATTTGATGAAGATCAACCCAATATACAAGATGTAGTAGATCTTTCAGAAGGATTTACATTCTCGCCATTAACTTATCTTAAAAGACTTCTTGCTGAAATGGAAATTAAAAACACAAGAAAAACAAAAAAAGCAGATGGTGGACGTATTCCATATATGGCTGGTATGTTAGTTCGTGGTGGCAAGATAGGTTATCAGGCATTAAAAAAATATGGTATTGAAGGAAAAGATATTTCAAGATTGTTTGCAAGTTTAGGATCTGACAAAAGTTTAGTTGGTAAAGAAAAGACAGCATACTTTCAACAGCTACACAAAGTATTAAGAAATCCAGATGCATTTCCAGATGAAGTTATGGATATTCAAAAACAACTTGGTTTAGATGTAGGACTTGGATTCAAAAGCGGTGGTCTTGCCGGCATCCTGGAGGTGTAATGGTAAAAGATATTAGAGGGGGTGGAAGTGATCTATCTCCTGATATGCAAAAAATTGCTGACAAGATAAAAGAACTTTTAGCAGGTGGAAAACAATTAGACATTCGTATTGATGAAATAAAAAAGAAAGCAGGAGCACCTAACGTAGCTAACGCAACTGTTAGTGCCTACATAAACAGAGAAAAAGCTAAAGGTAATTTTAAAAATTTAAACATAACACGATTTGCTGGAGGAAAAACAGTAGGTGTAAGTAAATATGATTCAAATTATAATAATAGTAAAAAATTTAAAGACTTTTATAATAAAAATTACAATACACCTTGGAAAGACATAGCATTAAGTAGAACCGGAAATAATCAAAAAGCAAATGCTTATAATGCATTTGTAAGAAATCAAGAACTTTTAAAAGGAGCTAAAGGATTTGATTTAACACCAGAAGAGATGGCTAAAAAACTTAATATTAAATTAAGTTCTTTAAGAGCTTATGAGTCAAATCCAGATGCTAACACCTCATCACAATTTATAAAAAATAATATTAAAAAAACAAGAACAGTTGCTAATAAGGAAACTGTTGTTCGTTATAAAGACCCTGGTAAAAATATTTTAAAAAACTGGAATACTTTACAAGACTCTCCACAAATAACTTCTGCCATGGTAGATAACATTAAAGAGTATGATAAGGTTTTTAGAAAAAAATTAAAAGATACTAAAAAATTACCTGACATAGCTGAAGTTATTCAAAAGACTTCTATGACAACTCCAACTACAATTGCAAATACTGAAGCATTATACTCTAGGTTATTGAGAGGAGAGACATTTAGATCAGAAATTAATGTTGCAAAAGATGTAGTGTTAGGGAAAAAAATTATAGATCAGCTTGCTATTAATTCTTCAAACAATGCTCGTAGAACCGCGTTCTATAATCTAGCATTAGATAATGTTGATAAATTATACCCCCAGGAATCTGGAACATTAAAAGATTTTAAAATAAATTTTAGAAATGAATTAAAAAAAATTTTAGGTCCAGGAATAAAAGAAGTACCATTTAGTGTTAATGAAGTTATTGGTCTTAGTACAGGTGAGTCTAGAGCAATACAACCTTTTAGCGTTTTTGTAGATGCTGTTGAAACAAATATTAATAAAAATGAATTAAAAAATTACCAAGGTGCATTTTCTACAAAAGTAAGAAAGATTCAAGATTTATTGTCGGGCAGTAAACCCAACACAATAGAGGCTGAAAAAATTGCTTTATCTCTAGACTCTGATCGAAAAACTTTGGTTGATAGGTTAACTAAAAAAGGTTTTACAGAAACTCAAATAGGAGAATTAAATGTGCCCGATATAAAAATTGGACAAACAGTAGATCCAAAAATTTATTCTCCAAAAACTCTAGGAAGATTTAAAGAAGCAGGACTTGATATTGGGCAGTTTGCAAAAGACAAAGGGTTCTATGTTGATGTTAAAAAAGCAAAACCGTTTTGGGAAAGTAATATTAGAAACACAATTATATCAGCTGCTCAAAATAATACAGGAAACGTTTGTAATATTTTTTCAGGTAAAATTGCATTTAGTAAGGATGGTGGCCGAATAGGTTTTGGTGGAGGTTGTGCAGATGAGATGGCCCAAGCTATGGAGACTGATAGAGTTGGGACTTTAAATAAAATAAATCAAACAGAAGGTATTATTCCAAAGTTTAAAAACGCAGCATTAGGATTTTTAAAAAATCCAGGTATTAGAAGATTTGGTATTGCTGGTGCAGTAGGAGCAGCAATTGGTGCTGTAAAAGAATTTAGAAATGATGATCCAACAACTTATTTATCAGATGAGAATCAACAAAGAAATATGTTGGTCGATATGTTTACAGAACCAGTTACAACAGACATGGCAAGACCAGATATATTAGATTATCAGCTACCTTTACTTGGTGCAGAAACTGCAGCAGTAACAGCGGCAGCAGCACCTAAAACATTAAAAGCTGTTAAGAGATATAACCGTGGTTCAGGAGTTGAGGTCAAACCTATTGGTAATATAAAAACAGGTGCAAAGATTTTAGGTAGAGGTTTAGCTGCATTAGGAACACCAGCAGCATTATTACCTATGGAAGCAATGAACATATCTTCACAATTGTCAGAAGGAGATTCTGTT